AGTTCGTTGGTGTGGTGCGTCGCTATGGTGCGAGCCCTAAAGTGCAAGAACTGGTGGACGCTGCAAAAAATCCTGCTGAGGTGGGGAAATTGAACATATCGAGGGCCTGCGGAACCTGTCTGCTCAAGTCGGCCTGATTCTAGACAGGCCCTAGACGGATAAAGAATTTATGGCAGCCCTGAAAAATGAGGTGAAGAGCTTCATCGTTCAGGCTTTGGCGTGCTTTGACACACCATCTCAGGTGGCTGAGGCCGTCAAGAACGAATTCGGCGTGGCACTGCCCCGTCAACAAGTTGAGAGCCACGATCCGACCAAGGCATGCAGCAAAGGTTTGGCGGCGAAGTGGCAGACTCTGTTTCACGACACCCGCAAGCGCTTCCGCGAAGAAACAGCTGACATCCCGATCGCCAACCGAGCGTACCGACTCCGCGCTATGAATCGATTCGTTGAGCGCGCTGAGGGAATGAAGAACATCGGCCTCGCCATGCAGATCCTTGAGCAGGCAGCGAAGGAAGTCGGCGACGTCTACGTCAATCGCAGCCGGAAGGATGAGCCTGACGATGAGCCGGTAATCCCGACGCGCATTCAGGTTGACGTAGTGGATGCGAGGAAACCGAATGCCGAGCCTTAACGTTCCGCAGTCGCAGTTCCTCCTGTTACCCCACAAGTTTCGCGCATTCGTTGCTGGGTTCGGCTCTGGGAAGACCTGGGTCGGATGCTCGGCGCTGAGCAAGCATTTTATGGAGTGGCCCGGCGTCAACGCGGGTTACTTCGCTCCGACATATCCGCAGATCCGCGACATCTTCTATCCGACGATGGAGGAGGTCGCCTACGAGTGGGGCCTGAAGACCAAGATCAACCAGGCGAACCATGAAGTTCACATCTACACCGGCCGGCAATATCGCGGCACTGTGATTTGTCGATCGATGGAGAAGCCACAGACCATTGTTGGTTTCAAGATCGGGCACGCGCTGGTGGATGAGCTGGACGTGCTGACGTCGATCAAGGCACAGCAGGCTTGGCGCAAGATTATCGCCCGGATGCGCTACAACCTGCCGGGGCTGAAAAACGGCGTGGACGTGACCACTACGCCGGAAGGCTTCAAGTTCGTCTTTTTGCAGTTCGTGAAGCAGTTGCGCGACAAACCGGCGCTGAAGGAAATGTATGGCCTCATCCAGGCCAGCACCTTTGACAACGAACTGAACCTGCCAGATGACTACATCACATCGCTGATGGAGTCGTATCCCGAGCAATTGATCCGCGCCTACTTGAACGGCCAATTCGTCAACCTGACATCCGGATCGATCTACCACGCCTACGACCGCAAGCTGAACCAGTGCTTCGACACTGTTCAGCCAGGTGAGCCTTTGTTCATCGGCATGGACTTCAACGTCGGCAAGATGGCAGCGATCACCCACGTCAAACGTGATCAAGGCCTGCCTCGCGCTGTTGATGAGTTGATGGACGGCTACGACACGCCGGACATGATCCGGCGCATCAAAGAGCGCTACTGGGAACACACCGGCAACGATTTTAGAAAGACCTGCGAAATTCGAATTTACCCGGACGCCTCAGGCGATTCGCGTAAGTCGGTCAATGCCAGCCTCACCGATATCGCCATGCTCAAACAGGCAGGCTTCACGGTTATCGCACCGGCGGCCAACCCGCCAGTGAAGGATCGTATCAACGCCATGAACGCGATGTTCTGCAATGCACAGAGCGAGCGACGCTACCTGGTCAACCCGTTCACATGCCCGACTTACGCAGATGGCCTTGAACAGCAAATATGGGCGCCAAACGGTGAGCCGGATAAGAGCCAAGGAAACGACCACGCCAACGACGGCGGTGGTTACTTCATTCACCGCGAGTACCCGATTATCAAGCCGGTCACCGCTATCAAAATGGGATACGCCCGATGAGCAACGACGTTTCCTTCAAGCGGGCGGACTACATCGAAGCGCTGGATCGTTGGTCAACAGTTCGAGACGTCTGCGCAGGTCAACATCGAGTTGTCGACCGACTGCCGTACATCAACGCACACGACAAGTCGCCAGAGAATCAGGATCGTAACAAGGCATACCGAGAGCGCGCAGTTTTCAAGAATGCCACCGGGCATACCCGAAACGGGCTGCTCGGTCTGGCCTTTCACAAAGATCCCACGCTGACCATCGCAAAAAAATTGGAATATCTACAGGACAATGCCAACGGATCCGGCGTCAGCATCTACCAGCACTCGCAAGGCACGTTGGAAAAGGTGCTTGAGGCAGGGCGACATGGCCTGTATGTCGACTATCACCAAGACAGCGGCACCGGTGGGCACTCGGTAATCCTTTCGTACTGCGCCGAAGACATCATCAACTGGCGCACAGGCATGGTGAACGGTCACAGCGTACTGACCTTGGTCGTGCTGCGCGAGGCACCGGAGATCGAAGACGGATTTGGCTTCAAGGTGGTCGAGCAATACCGGGAACTGGCGCTTGAGGATGAAGGTTTTGTCTGCCGTGTTTGGCGCAGATCCGGGCCGAAAGGTGGTGGGCCGTTGGCCGTTGTTCAGGAGTTCAAACCCACAGACGCCGCCGGGCGCTTGAAAGAGATCCCGTTCACCTTCGTCGGCGCACAAAACAACGACCCAAGTATCGACGAGTCGCCGCTGTACGACATTGCGATGATCAACCTTGGTCACTACCGCAACAGCGCTGATTACGAAGACAGCGTCTTTTGGTGTGGCCAGGCCCAGCCATGGATATCGGGTCTGGATGAGCAGTGGCGCGATTGGATGGAGAAGAACGGCGTTTACGTCGGTTCCCGCGCACCGATGATGCTGCCGTCCGGTGGCCAGTTTGGGTACGCCCAACCGTTGCCTAACACGCTGGTGAAGGAGGCCATGGCTGACAAGAACCAGATGATGATCGAGCTGGGTGCGCGGATGGTCGTTGCATCACTTGCTACCAAAACAGCGACTGAGTCGCGCGGTGATCAGTCTGCATCAACGTCTGTGCTCGCTGGATGCGTGGCCAATGTCAGCGAGGCTTACACGCGGGCGATCATGTGGTGTTGCAACTACATGGGCGTCAGCGACACGAAAGTTGCATACCAGATCAATCAAGAGTTCGTTGAGCTGACGGCTGATCCGCAGATGATCACTGCCTTGGTTGGCTTGTGGCAGAACGGCGGCTTCGCAAAAGCGGATCTTCGGGCATACCTGCGCAAACTAGGCCTCATCGCGCCAGAGCGCACAGATCAACAGATCGACGGCGAGTTGGCTGAGCAGGGCGACGGTCTGGGCTTGGATGACGAGGACAATCTAAATGGCGGCAAACCAAGCAATCCTTGACGCCACGATTCGGCACGCGGTTTTCCTCGAAAAGTTGAAGGCGGGGGAGGTTGGCAAGTTCGCCCCCTTCCTGAAGGAAATCGACCGTTCGATTCGTGACCGGCTTACACAATCAGATCTGACCGAATACAACGTGAAGCGGCTGGAAGCGCTGCTGAAAGAGGTCGACAGCTTGCTACTGGGCATCTTCGACCGCTACAGCGCGCAACTGAACCTCGACCTGATCGACATCGCCAACTACGAGGCCGAGTTTGAGGCGTCGAGTCTCGCCAGGTCTGCGCCGGTTGGCGTCTCGTTGGATGGGGTAGCGCCGACGGCGGCAGCCATCCGCACAGCGGTGCTCACCAATCCGCTCAGCGTGCGCGGCACCGGCGGCGGCAAGCTGCTGAAGTCGTTCATCAAGGGCTGGACCGGTGCCGAGCGCGAGCGCGTCACCGGCACGATCCGGCAGGGCTTCTTCGAAGGACAAACGAACTTCCAGATCATCCGCAACATTCGCGGCACTAAGTTGGCTGGCTACAAGGACGGCATCCTCGCTACTACCAACCGCAATGCCAGTGCGGTCGTGCACACCGCAATTCAGCATGTGTCGTCTCAAGCACGTATGGAAGTGGCCAAGGCCAACACGGACATCGTGTCCGAGGTTGAGATGTTCGCCACGCTGGATAGCAAGACCAGCCAGCAGTGTCGGTCGATGGATAAGCGAAGGTTTCCGGTCGACTCTGGCCCGAGGCCACCGTTTCACCCTAATTGCCGTACGACTTTCATCCTGCTGACCAAGCTAAGCGAGGCGTTTGCCAAAGGGGCTACCCGTGCTTCGGTGGGAGCCGATGGCGCGGGACAGGTCAGCGCGAGTTTGGACTATTACCACTGGCTTCAGCAGCAGCCAGCGTCGTTTCAGGATGTGGCAATCGGGCCAGTGCGGGCGAAGCTGTTTCGAGAAGGCGGGTTGAGCTTGGAGCGCTTTGTAGAGTTGCAGCTTGACCGCAACTTCTCGCCTCTGACCCTGGCCCAAATGAAGAGGCTGGAGCCTCTGGCATTCGAACGTGCGGGAATCTGATATAGGATTGTGGCTCATATCAAGGAGCCGTTATGGATCAGGTCATTCACAGGAAAATCGAAGAGGCTTTGAAGGGGCTTTTCAGCGCCGTATCTATGCTTCAGGAAGCCTATCCTGGCAAACCTTTCACGCCTGATGGTCGACTTGTCGGCGACATCGGCGAGGTGGTTGCCAGCCTGACTTACGACCTGACGCTGAATGAGGGGCTGACCAAGCACCATGACGCTGTCACGCGGGATGGTCGGAATGTCCAGATCAAAACTACCTTCGGCACCAGCCTCACCTTCCCAGTACACCACGTGCATGATTACTACCTCGGCATCCGAATGAATCGAGATGGTACTTTCGAGGAGATCTACAACGGCCCGGGGCATCTTATTCAGGCTGCGCTCTCGGGGCGGAAGGCTACGAAGACAGGTCTTCATGGTGCGCTAATGCCAATGCTCAAGCGAATCAATCAGACAGTTACCGACGTAGATCGAATACCCAAACGCTAATTCAAATCGAACCCGGCCATGCGCCGGGTTTTTTTATGCCTGCAAAGCGGGCGAAACATACCCAAGGGGTGTATCAACGTGGCAGAAGAAAACGAAATCGACCTGGACAATCCGGCAATTAAGGCCGCTATCGCGACTGCCGTTGAGACCTCTGTTTCTGGTCTAAAAACCAAAAACTCCGAACTGCTGGGCAAGCTGAAGGACACTGCCGGCAAGCTGACTCAGTTTGAAACCCAGTTCGAAGGTATCGACATTGACGCCGTCAAAGGCTTGCTCAGCCGGGCCGGCCAAGACGAAGAAACCAAACTGCTGACAGAGGGCAAGGTGGACGAGGTATTCAACCGCCGCACTGAACGCCTACGAGCCGACAACGACAAGCAGTTGAAGGCCGTCACCGCGCGGGCCGAGAAGGCCGAGGCATTCGCCGTGAAGTTCCAGGGCAAAGTCCTGGGTGATTCGGTACGCGGTGCAGCGCTTAAAGCCGGCGCCCTGCCGGAAGCAACCGACGACATCATCCTGCGCGCCAAAGGCGTGTTCTCGCTGAACGAAGAGGGCGAAGCGGTCGCCGTTGATGAATCCGGCCAGGTCATCCTCGGTAAAGACGGCAAGACCCCTCTGACTCCGCTCGAATGGGCGGAATCCCTGCGCGAAAGCGCACCTCATCTGTGGCCAAGGGCTTCAGGTACACAAGCCCCGGGCGGGGGTGGCGGCCAGGCTGCATTCAAGCGCTCCGAAATGACTGCCGAGCAAAAGCGCGACTTCCAGCGCAAACACGGCCAAACCGCATATCTGCAATTGCCCAAGTAAGGGGATCCACCCATGCCAACGACTGTTAACAGCGACCTGATCATTTACAACGATGAGGCGCAGACCGCATACCTGGAGCGTGTTCAGGACAACCTTGATGTGTTCAACGCATCGTCCAATGGCGCGATCGTTCTCGACAACGAGCTGATCGAAGGCGACTTCCGCAAGCGCTCGTTCTACAAGATCGGCGGCTCGCTGGAGCATCGCGACGTCAACTCTACCGGTAAGGTGACCGCGAAGAAGATCGGCGCCGGCGAAGCCGTTGGCGTAAAGGCGCCATGGAAGTATGGCCCGTACCAGACCACCGAAGAAGCTTTCAAGCGCCGCGGCCGCCCGGTCGACGAGTTCTCCCAAATCATCGGCGCCGACGTTGCTGACGCTACTCTGGAAGGTTTCATCCAGTACGCCACTGCTGCACTGCGCGCCTCGATCAGCTCCAACGCTGACATGGTGGTCTCTGCCAACATCGAGACCGACGGCAAGAAGACCCTGACCCGTGGCATGCGCAAGTTTGGCGACAAATTCGGTCGCATCGCGCTGTGGGTCATGCACTCCAGCGCTTACTTCGACATCGTCGACGAAGCGATCGCGAACAAGGTTTACGAAGAGGCCGGTGTTGTCATCTACGGCGGCTTGCCAGGCACTCTCGGCAAGCCGGTGCTGGTCACCGACACCGCGCCTGCGGATGTAATCTTCGGCCTGCTGCCGAACGCTGTGGTGATCACTGAATCTCAGGCACCCGGCTTCCGTTCGTATGCGGTGAACGACGAAGAGAACTTGGGCATCGGCTACCGCCCTGAAGGCACCGTCAACATCGATGTTCTCGGGTACAGCTGGAAGGAAACTGCTGGAGGTGCAAATCCTACGCTTGCCGCTGTGGGTTCGGCAGCGAACTGGGTCAAGCATTCCAACAGCAACAAGGTCACCGCCGGTGTACTCATCTCTCTGACCACTACGCCACCAGTCGGTGGCTGATACTGGCCCTGACAGCGGCCAGCGATGGCCGCTACGGAGATTTTTATGGAACTGGTTTACTCAACTCAGAACTCGGACTTCGATCCGGAAAAGCGTTACCGCAATCCAGCGCACTTTGATCGGCCAGAAGCGGGTGCGACCCATGCGATCGTGATTGGCGACTGGCCGAAGGTGGTCGGCGCCTATGAGGCGCAGGGCGTCGAAGTCTCGGTGTTGAAGCCTTTGATCAGCGAGTCGGTTAGTTCGGATCGTGCCGACACCATCACCAGCCTGGAGCAGGACAACGACATGCTCCGAGCCGAGCGTGACGGCATCCTGCGACTGATCGAAGGTGTCGAGGGGCTGTCGGAGCTGGAACACCCGGGCGCCGGCGAACTGCCGATCCTCTTGTTCGGTGTGCTGAAAGCCATTCATGAGGGTTTCGAAACTCTCACGGGCGAGCGCGACAAACTGGTGAACGAGGCCGAATCGCTCCGCGCTGAAGTTGCACGCCTCAAGTCGGCAGCGGAGCCGGTCGACAATGCCGAGAAGATCGCAAGCCTCAAAGCGCAGCTCGATTCCGCCAACGTGACGTATCGGGCGAATGCTTCGGTAGAATCGTTGGAAAAGGCAGTTGCTGATCTTCAGCAGGTGTAACAATCCGGGCGCCGACAAGACGGTGCCCGATCCAGAACACCACAGCGAGATGATTCATGACTCTTATCATTGAGGACGGTACCGGCAAGCCTGACGCCGAAAGCTACGCATCCGCCGAGGATCTGGCCATGTACGCCGTGACGTTCGGAGTAACCATCCCGACGGAACTGCCAGCACAGGAAGCGCTGCTGCGCCGGGCCGCGCTGGTAATGGATGGCATGACGTGGAAAGGGCGAAAGTCCAACAGTGAGCAGGCCCTTTCCTGGCCGCGCCGCAGTGTCGAACTTGATTGTGAGATCAAGCCCGACAAATACCTGCCGGCGCGGATCCAGTACGGCCAAATGGCGCTGGCTGCTGAGATCCATACCGACGACGTCGACCCGATCGAGAAGCGCAAAGGCGCGGTAACGCTTGAGCGTGTCGAGGGTGCAGTAACTCGAGAGTACTCGACGATCCCGAATACCAGCGGCCGGCTGTTGCCGGCGGCCCCGGATCGCCCGAGCGCAACTCAGTTTGCTGACTATCTACAGAAGCGCGGCCTGTTCGCAGTGCGTGCATAGCTGAAACGGAGCCTCCATGGCCTTCTACGATGAAATGGCCGTGATGGCTCTGGAGATGATCACAGAGTTCGGCCAGCCCGTGACCATTAGCAAGACAGAGCCAGGCGAATACGATCCTGAGACTGGTGGTATATCGCCGGGCGCCACAGTCGAGCAAATCTCCCAAGGCATGATGTTCGACTTCACCGGTCAAGAGTTCCAAAACAACAGCTTGATCAAGCAGGGTGACAAGAAGCTCAAGATC